CGCCTCCCACACCGCCATCATCTACTTTGACCGGGATAGGTCCCTTATAGTGATACTTTTCCCGGATTTCCTTGAAAAGCTTTGCAATCATACCGGAAGTCCACGTTGTATCGTGACCGTGATATTTCTTATATATCCAGACAACTTCATTGATACGATACCCTATTACTGTCTTATCATCGCCGAACCGGGCAACGTCGCATCCGATATCCACACGCCATATCTTTTCTGGCTGACAAATCCTG